AGGACCGCGCATCTGCGGACTCGAACCGCTGATTCGCGGCGGGCGGCTGTTTTTCTCGAATCAGATTCCCAATCTCGAATTGCTCTACAAGCAGTTCACGGAATTCAAGGGCGTGCCGCACACGAAGCGGCACGATGACGGCCCCGACATGCTGAGCTTCCTGCGCATGGTCATGCCGATGACGGGCATGGACCTGCCGGCTGCTCCCACTCCAGGCTTGAATCTCGGCTTGCAAGTGCTGACGAACGACAAGGAAAACGCCGCATGGCAAGCGGCGCAGCGGCAAGACCCCGCAGTGCAATCGTTTCTTCGCGCCATGTCGGTACCGCCCGCAGCGGCGATGCCAGCGGTGAAGCCTGAAGGATATTTTCCCGGCCAATAAATGCCTGAAACGCTGATTGACCAGTTCACCCGGCAAGGCCTCGATGCTCCGGTCGAGCGGGAAGAAGTTTCGCTTGGTGAAGCCGATGAGCTTGCGGCGCGAAAATACGACGATGAAGCGGCGCTCAAGATTCTCAAGCAGGATTTGGAAACAGGCGAAGCCGATAAGGTGCTGCTCGACTTTACGCACCTGTGGACGGTAGCCGACCAGTTGCTGCAATCGCCGTGGCTCTCGACATACTTCTTCAATCCCGCGAAAGCCAACGTTCCGCGCTACACGCTCTCGAACATCATCGACGTCGTTACCACCAAGATTCATGGGGCGCTCTTCTTCGAGGAAGTGCCCTTCATGCTCTTGCCCAACAAGAAGCTCGACCCGCAAACCATGTGGGCAAAAGAAGCGGTACTGGCCACGCAGTTGCGCGAGATGGAATTCGATGTCGAGGTCGATAAAGGCTGGTTCCAGTGCGCCCATCTCGGCACGCAGATTTACAAGTACGGCTGGCTCGATTGCACGAAAAAAGTTCCGGTATTCAAGGCGAAGGGCGAAAAGTTCAAAGCGCAAACGCCGCTGGGCCCGAAAGAAGTGGACACGCCGGAATCCGATGAATTCGAGATGACTTTCGAGAGCAAGGACGTGCATCGCCCGTGGCTCAAGTGGCGCGACCTGCGCTATCTGGTATTCGCGCCGACATGGAAGGAAGGCGATGCGCGATGCGCTCCTTGGGTTTGTGATACCGAATATGTCACTTTCGACGATTTGGATGAATTGCGCGGCACGCCGGGCTACGACATTCCTTCGCGGGAAGAACTGGAGACGCTTTTCTTTCCGCCGTTTGCCGAGCAAGCCCAGCCCGGAGACGTTACCGAGACGCGGCCAATTCAGATGCGAGCGTGGCTCGCCCACGCGCAGGGAAGGGAAGTAAATGATTCCGCCGACCCTTTTGCCCGGAAAATCCGCCTCATCGAGCGATGGGACAAAAACCGAGTTACCGTGGCTCTATCGAATTCCCACGGCTATCTGCTCATCCGAAATGAAACTCACGATTTCGGCGCAGTGCCATACCTATCGTCCACATGGCGGCCAGTGCCTGCTTGCGGATACGGGCAGGGACTTGGACAGCTTATCGGGCCCGACCAGCAAATCGAAAAAGGCGTGCTCTGCGCGTACCTCGACATCCTGTCTTTCATCGCTCGGCCTTCTTATGTCCGGCAAAAGCCCATCAACGCGGTTTCGCAGGATATCAAGATTGATCTGGGCTCGATTATTTCCGTCGAGGGGCCGGTAAATGAAGCGTTCAAACTCATCGAGCAGCCGAAAATCGACCAATCGCTCGTCTACGCCATCGAAGCGGCGAAAAACTCAGCCGCCAGCACCTCCGGAGCGAATGAACTCATCGGGCAGGGCAACACGGTCGGAGGCGGAAGGGCTACGGGAATGCGCTCCGGGTCCGGCGCTCAGTTGGTCGGGCAAGCCCAAGCTGGACGGCTCGATGGGCCGCTGGAACGTTTCATCCGCCAAGTCTTTGTTCCGTGGCTTTACATCATGGACGAGATGAATGCCAAGCGGCTGCCGACGCGCACGCTGCGGGACATTCTCGACGACGATTCCGAGCACGACTACTCGAAGTTCAATCACATCACATGGCGCAACGCCAGAGCCGAGTATCAGGTGCTCGCGGGTTCGCACCTCGGGCCCCGCAAGCAGATGGCGGAATTCATGCCGTTCCTGATGCAGCTTGTGAATACGCCGGCGATGATGCAAGCGATGGCGGAAGCAGGCTACGTGTTCGACGCGCCTGTGTTCACGAAGGAATGGGCGCGGCTTGCAGGCTACGCCTACATGAATCCGTTCTTCCGCCAGATGACGCCGGAAGAGAAGCAGCGGCGCGACGCCAATTCGCAGGCGGCTATAGCGCAGCAGAAGCTCAATTCCGCCGCGAGCTTGCAGGAGATGAAGGGGAATCAGAAGCAGCAGGAAATCTCTTCCGAGGCGCTTGGCCGGGCCGCGGAAAAGGCCACGCAACTGCTCATGCAGCACACCATGCAAGCGGGAACGGGTGAAGGCGGGGAAATCGGCGAATGACGCGCTACCAGGTCAAGCTCACCGAGCAGGAAGAACTGGCCTTGCGGCAACTGGCCACGCAGCCGGGCTTCGACGCGCTTCTGAAATTGCTTGGCGGCGAATCGTTCCATGCGCAGCAGGAAGCAATGGAATGCACCGAGCCGGACGACAAGAAACGCTTGTTGAAGCTCACCGACGCGCAATGCACGGCGCGAATCGTCAGCCATCTGGTGCAAAAGCTGGCGGCTTACCGCGAGATTCCCGTTCCGCAGTCCGAGGCAGCGGATGAGCTGCGGAGCATCATGAACGTTCAGTGGGAAAGGACGAATTGAAATGGCAACTGCGGTTACTCAACCTCAAGAGCCGGAAGTAAAGCAAAACGAGCCGGAAAAGGACCCGGAAACCGGGAAGTTCATCTATACCTACCAGCCGCGTGACGCTGAAGGGCAATTCATCGGCAAGCCGTATCGCTTTCTGTATACGGACCATCAGGACCTCATCCGGCAACTGACCGACGCCAAAGCGAATGGCGACCGCTTCATCCATGAAGTGAAAACCGGGAAGCGCAAGCTGCATGGCGAGCCCGCGCAGCCGGTGCCGGAATTCAAGCCGGCTCCCGAGGATGCCGACGAAGCCGAGCGCAAGCGCCGGGAAGATTTCCGCAAGACGGCGGAAAAGGAATTCGGAGCGCCCGTCGAGACAGTCCGGGAAACCTTCAAGAAGGCCACGACGCTCAGCGAAAAGATGACGGCCTATCTCTGGGCGATGAACAAGCAGGCCGAAGGCTACTACCCGTGCAATGAGAACGCCAAAGCCATCGCCGATTACCTGACCGAAAAGAATTTGGCCTTTACTCCGGCCAATTACGATTTGGCTTTCGAGGAGCTGCGGGAAAAACTCGTTCCCGCTCCGCGAGAGCCGCAAGCCCCTGCGGACTCCACGCAGCAGCAACCACCGCCCACTCGGACGGAAGAAGTAAAACCACGCTCAACCGGCATCATGCCCGGCCAGTTTGCTGGCACCCGCCAGCCCACGCGGACGGACAAGCAGGCGCTGAGCATGGAACGGTTCCGCCAAATCGACAAAATGTCGCGTGACCAGTGGAAGAGGCTCCAGCGGGAAAACCCGAAGGAAGCGGAAACCTTTCTGGCCATGAAGTTTCCGGCGCAGCCACAGCAGTAAAAATTCTCACCTTGAGTGAGAAGAAATGCCTTCACCATCGCAAGCAAGCAACACCGTTTCGACCCTTGTGCAGGCGCAGATCACGGAGTTCGACAAGAACTTCGTGGACAACCTCAAGGGCAATACCCCGCACCTTCGCTGCATGGAGATTCGTGAGCAGTCGGAGCATTCCGGTATCAACCGGGCGCTGTTCATGTATCAGCTAGCCGTGCCTACGGGGACGACCAATCCTCCGGGGCAAGGCTATGCGCCCATCGCGATTGCGGATGGCACCCTCTCGAATCCGCTGCAGTTGGCGGTCAACCAGCAAAATTCGCAGCTTGGCGAATACGGCGACTTTGCAACCGTATCCGCTTTCGCGCAATTCGCGGCACTCGATGATGCCACGCTCAACACCGGCAAGGAACTCGCCTTCCGGGCAGGGCTTGGCGTCAACGATTTGGCTCAGGCAGTCGCCGACACGCTGAACAGCACGGACTCGACCGTGCTGAATCAGATTACCTCCGGCGCGGCTCTGGACCTTGCCACGTTGCGCGGCGCGAAGCAGTCGCTGGTATTCCGCTCCTGCCAGCCGGTTCGCGGCGGCAAAGCCTGCGGCGTCATCTGCCCTCTGGTCCTCGGCGACCTGTGGGCCGGTACGACCGTGAACAACTCGGCTGTGGACTTCTGGAAGTACACGGAAGGCGGCCAGGACAAGTTCGACGATATGGCGGGTTCCGAGCAGGATACGCCCATCGAACTGCCCGGCACCGGAATCGTGTTCTATCAGTCGCCATACGTCACCCAGCAAGCCAACCTGAACGGTCACGGCATCGCCTACCGGACCTACATCTACATGCATCAGGCGGTCATCGCCATCTTCGCTCGCGTTCCCGGCGACACGAACATGGAAGATGGCAACTGGCGGGCAATCAAGCCGACTCTGACGCGCAATTTGCCGTCGAGCGCGTTTGACCCGCTGGCGACCATCGGGAACATCGCGGGATACCGCTACCACGTAGCGTTCTCGCTGCCTCCCGATACCACCATGCGTGCGCGTGAAATCGACTCCGTCTCCGCATACAGCTAAGCCGATGGCCGACGCCCCGAAACAACTCATTTCCGTACAGGGAATCGACGAAGGAGTAGAGGCGTCGGTCAACCATTCGCCG